TTATTCCTTCTTTTCTTCCTTCTTCGATTCAAACAATATCTGTGCAGCCAATTTTGCGATATCTTCCTTGTTTTCAATTATCACACTCATTGTCTTTTCTGCTTTCCTCAATTCCGCCTTTTCCCATGATTTTTCCCTTACCGATATAAATTCGCAAAAAATGCAATAGACTGTCCAAATCATAGAGAAGACAGGGAAAGGTATAACGACACAGCATAGTAAGTCGATAAAGCACAACTCCAAGAACGGTGTGAAGTACTTCTTTGCCTTGACAGCCGTTTTCTTGTAACCTGTCGATGTCCTTGCCTCGCCGCGCTGTTTGGCTTTCATAACTCCTGTCAACAGGTCTATAAACATAGCCCCAATAGTGACAGCGATACATAAGGCAATCAGCACGATGTGTGTCATCATGTGTTGTTGGATAAAGTTGTAAATTACATCTTTCATTTTGTCTGTTTTTAAGATTAATACTATATTTGCATGTGTTTTTCATAACCCAACAGACCTGGCGAGGTTTGCATAAGTTTTTTCCCTGCTGCCTGTGTAGGCATGCAGGGAGTTTCCCTATCTTAGCCTAATCAAGATTAAACACAAGCTTGCTCGGATAGCCAACGGTATAGTCATAATTAATCAGCTCTTCAAGCGTACTTAATCCGGATACCTCGGATAGATGCTGCTGTGTGACATTATAGCATGATAACGCATACAACTCCAATTGAGAAAGCATCTGTAGTGCCACATCTATTGGGATGGTGTAATTAATCCCCTCAAACCAAAGAACGGTATCAGTCTTTTTGGCACTCTTCTCAATGTTGATGCTGTTCATCAGACCTACACGCATTTCCTTGGAGAGCCACATCTTCTTGCCGGCAAGGGTAAATTCGTTCACATGGTCAGACACATCATATTCTTTGATGCGCTTCTCCAATTCCCGGACCAATGATTTTCTTACCGAATCTTCATCATTCGTATCACAGTACACCCATAATGTATCATATATATATGCTGTCCTTTCTACAGTACCTTCCATCGCAGGATAAGTAACTACTTCCTCGTTGACGCATACCAATGCTTTCTTGCCTGAATAGGTTATTAAAGGCATACGCACATCAAATTCATTTCTTTCTGTTCTCATAATCATTATATTATAATTCGATAAAAGGGATAGAAAAAGATCCAGAGAAAGAGGAGGCGCTATGGTTAATACCGCCATTATAAACACTACGAGCCGAACAATAGCTGTTATTAGATTCGTTACCGACCATAGAGCCATGGAGACTCCGCTCATTCGCATTGACATCGTTATTAATATATAACCATAAGTAAGCATTCTCGTAATTACGGCCCCCTCCACCGGTAGTCTCCGCACAAAAAAGAGAAAAATCATAATCCGATTTTTTCACCCATGAATCATTGACAACAGGAAGATTAACCCCCGGATATTCCTTCTTTAAATCCAAACCTCTTTCCATGTCACTTTCTTCATTGTCAGGGACACGGTTTGAATAGGTTGTACGTACGGGGACTCTGCTCACATCTGATGCACAGCGGAATTGCACAGGCAGATTATTGCCTTTCGAATCCTTTCGGGCAATGTAATATGCACCGTCCATCTGTCGGAATAGCCCGACAATCGGTAGCCCCCATCCTCTGTATATGGGGACAGAGCGTTTCAGGATTCCAATGCCGCCATCCAGCACCGTATTGTCACTCCATTTGACACCGTCAGCAAACTCCATCTTGGTGTAAGAGTTTACAACGGCTGTCATTACTCCGTCTGCCATTCCCTCACATCCGGGGACATTTCTTACCACGTAGTAATGCTTGCAGGCTTCCATGCCTGCGCCCGTAGACAGGTTGACTGAACCATCGGTTATACACGACACATTTCCGTCTGCGCCAAAAGTGAACACATTCCCAATATTCCCTATCTTCGGCACAAGTCCTGCCTTGGATATGCCGTCCAATAGTCTTTGAGCTTCCATTATTTCTAAAAATCCGTACAATGAACTACCGGTAACGCCACCAATCAGATTGGTTTTATTTGTCGAAGATGCCGGAATAACCATATTACTACCATGCAGAGTGCTGTATTTTACTGTATCCCCGATTATCACCTTCCATCCGCTATTAGCGGTAAGTGCACTGTCTGCAAATGTAGTTGCATTAACGCTGTCTAACATTGTACAACCTGCACCAAACAGGTTTAACCTAGTATGTGCCCATGTGCCAAGCTCAAAGCTCATCAGGCAAGTAATGATTTCGTAGAACTCATAATACATGCCCATATATGGACGATTGGTCGCTTCGTCTGCATTCTTTGCCTGTGCATTCTTGATTGATTGTACCGCGGACACATTTTGTGTCGGGTATCCGCCACCACTTGTCTTATAGTTTTTTTTGAATATGTTCAAAGGTGCGGTGTATGTCCCGATTGCGTTCTTATTATAGACATAATGGGCGCAATTTCTTGCATCACCTTCCAGCTTGGCGGTAACACATTCACCGGGGACGATGGCAAACGGTCTGATTCGCTTTGCCTGCTTCCCTCCGATACCGAAAGGCAGAAGAGACAATGCCACAATGTTATATTCCCCTTCCGTACCTCCCTGTGGCGTATATTGCATGGTGGTGCGTAAGTAATACAAATCGCAATCGGTGAAGTTCATCACGTCTCCATCGGTCCCGTCTATGGCAATATCCCTGCCATCGACAGATTGAGTAAGTCTTCCCGGTGCACATTGTTTTAGCAACTTGCCATTCTTAAACACTCCAAGACGCAGATGTGACGCCAACGAGCGAAGTTTCGATGTGTTCCCAAATGTAACCTGTGCATCCGGGTCTGCACTCCCGTTTACTCTTGCGAATCCACATGCGCCCAAGGCTTCCAGCTCATTTGCCAGTGCTTCGATAGCGGTTGCATTGGCTTCCTCGGCTGCTTGTGCACGTTTTGTTTCGTCAAGAATTCGCTTATTCAATTCGGTTAACTCTTCCGTAAGGTTTTTACGCGTAGTCGGATGTACCACCGCATCAGTGGTTGTAGCAGGGTAAATAGTCTGCTCGCCTTTGGTAAGTTTATGAATTTTAGCCATATAAATCCTTATTTTAATTCGTAAATTTATTCTTTATCGATTCCCGATTAAAGGAAACCACTCAATACATCTTCGTATTCCTTGTCGGAAATTGGAGAGGAAGAAAGCATCTCATTCTGTACATCCTTTACCACAGAGTCCTTTAATTCGGCACGCTGTTCCTCTGTCATGGAATCCCATGTCATTGGATCTCCCTTATCGCCCTTCTGATAGTTAGGATAAACGTCAATTGTACCTGTACTGTCATCAGACTTGCCATTGACAAGAACGATGCCTGTAAACTCCATGGATACAAGGTTACAGATACTATCAGCAAAATCAGCATCAGTAAGGTAATACTCGCGTCTGACCGTCAGGTTGCCCGGACGCATGCCATGATTATCAAACACAACCAGCAGGCTGCCATCATCCAGCCTGCGACAGTTCTTGTAATCGTGTCCATCGAAAGAGGCTACAACGGGTTTCGACAATGCTGTCTGATAAGTAAACCGGAAAGGAGTTTTCAGATCTCCATTCAGATTTTTCTCTATGATTTTAAAATCGGACTGATAATTTATTCTCATAACTATAATATTGATGTTACATCGTCAATTTCCACGGCAGACAGATACTTCTTATCAGCGTCTACGGTTTTCTGATAAGGTGTTAAATCAGGTGCCACGTATCTTTTCAACGCATCGGTAGATAATCTTCCGTTTGTATTCCCTTCCTGAAAGGGTATGTTCTCCTTACCGTTCAGTGTTGTCCGTGCGTCAAGCTCGTTAATCGTTTTTCCTGCCATAAGTATTTGTTTTACATTATAAACATTCTGCCAATCTCCGCCAATACGGTGATGCCATTAACCTTGATTTCCCCGTCTTCATTCCTGCCGATTGCAAACTCCTTATCCGAGGGGATAACTTCCGCAATGGAAACCAAATCATCGTCTGTGAGTGCCCTTTCGCTGACTGTATAGTCATTGTCTGCCGAAGCGCATTCTCTTGCCTCTTCGAACTCACGCATCAGTGTTTTTTTCATATCAACATAAGAGAGGTATTCCTCACTCTGCTTAATCGACTCAAGCTCCTGTTTTTCTTCGCTGCTTATGTTTTCTTTCTTCTCCAGCTCAGTCACGCGGGGGAAGGCTTGGGCGTCATAGCCTTCGGGCTTCAGCTTGGCATAGATACCGCGCATATCCTCGTTAAAGCTCTCCATTGCCCTTTCGTAAGCTACCAAATTCAAAATAATCTTCACCTTCGTTTTATTGGCAAGAGGCGCGCCCTCATCCGATTTCAGAGGCACGAGTTGCAAAAAACTCATTTTTCTGATGATTTCATTGATTTTCATTTTGCACCTCCTTCCTTGGGAATGGAAGACAATATGCTTCTAAGCATACTCTCTATATCTTCGATGGGAGCTTTCATGCCTACTGTCATGGTAAACCCTGTGGGCATGATAGAGGCTGTGCCAACATAAGAATCTCCATCCAATACGATATATTGGATATCATTTGTTGTGTTGTTTGAGACCTCGCCATTTTCATAAAGCCTTGTAATACTTTCTTTTTTTCGTATCAGTTCCATATCTGTATAATTTAATGATTAGTATATTCTTTACTGTATCGGTCCGGGGTTCGGGTCAAGCTTGAGCGGGAACGCCTTCTTCGTGTACTCGTTCGTATTAAGCTGTAGATATACGTAGTACTCGCCAAGAAAATCAGATAAGCTGAATGTCCCGAATATTTCAACCTCTCTGTCTTGAATCAGATTGAAATCCTGTAATTTTTCCCTGCTCATATCTTCGTCCGAAACCACACGCCTTAGTGTAATCCAATTATTAGTCAACGTTTTAGTACCGACTGAATAATACGTAAGTTTAAGATTCCATTTAACCGCAGTGTTAAGCCCGGTCATTGAGTTAGTCACATATTCGGCTGTCAGATTGATTACCAAACCACCCGCTTCTTCTTCCGATACATACTTAACCCTGCCGGGAGAGCAGTTCATGACAGGCAAAAACAGATTAGCCTTGTCCGCCTCGATGATACTTTCAATCTTATTCATGCAAAAAAACGGATATACATCGTAGTATTGACCAAGTGTCAGACCATTGGCAGGCATCTCTAATGTAACCCCCGCTCTGACATTAGCCAGTTTCCTCACAATTCTGTTGGACGAGTCAACCAACATCGCCCCAAACCACCATGTATCAAGGTTGGTAGCGGATTCTATGTCGGACAGCTCGACCGAGCCGGGACCTGATTTATCTGCGGTAGTAACATTTCGAGCAAGAGAGCACGATATAGAGCCATACATAGACACCTTGGAATCGCAATAGAAGCTATGGAACGGCGGTTGCGCATCGTGCTTGTACAGCAAGAAATCTGCCAACCTGTACGGACTCGCACTTCCGCCCCAAGGTCTCTCATAGATGTATCCGTTCATCTTGTTTCCTGTATACAGCTTGGGGATTTCCTCATAAGATGCTACAGGGGGCGGCTTAATGCCGCAATTCCTCATCGAGCCTTTCCACCAAGCCCCTTCACCGTCAGACGGCATGCTCCTGTCAGGAGCAGCAGAGGCAATATGGACAGGCTTGCATCTTGACCACATATTAATCTCATGGCTCGTGCATAACCCGCTCACATTCGTTGCAGACGTCCCAAGAACGGCAGCAACGTCACTCCTCAGATTGACAGGAGACGTAATTACGTTATTCGAGTTAGCCATATCAGTAGAGCAGTAACAGGGTTATATAAGTCGAGATAAAGGCACACATCTCCATCCAAAACACAGGCTTCCTGAACTTAAGGCATGCCAATACGATTACACCGCCAAGGAAGGTTATAAGAGGGACGTACCAAAAACTCATCAACACTTGCCATACAAGAGAGGCAAGCGCGCAGATTCCCGCGCTTACATAATGGATATTGCGGTTATAGTCCTCCTTGAACAAGGGAGCCGAGCCGACAAATGCCAATGATGCACTTGCGATAAACGCCAGGAATTGGTATTCTTCCTTGCTGGCTTCGATGAACGATGCAACAAGCAGGGAAGATTCGGCAAGGCAGAAGAGCGTGAACAGCCAACCCCTCTTTCCAAGCCGATAGTATGTGTCACTGATACTTGCAGGGATGCCATACATCCCGACTGTATATCCGATATAGGATACAAACAGAATAATCGAAACAATCAATAATGTAACCATAGTTTTTAATTTATAAATTTACGTTTCAAATCATCAATCTCTTTGTGCAGCTCAATTATCTGAGCCTGCAATACTGCCGTATATTGGGCATAGTTCACGGACAGGTAGTGTTCTTTCGTGCTGCCTTTAGACACCAGCTCAGGATACAATTCTATCATGTCCTGTGCGATAAACCCTATGCTTTCCTTTCCATCCTTGATATAGCTGACAGGGGTAATGAACCCTCTGTTCCGTAGCGGTTTTATACATGATTTTAAGCGGGCGTCCGAATAAGCGGTAATCTCACCGCTTGCAAGGAACGAACCCTGAACAACCGCCCTGTTATTAGATGCCTCGAGCTCCAATCTAATCCCCGGGCTGTTACCTCCATCATCATTAGACACTGCTATCAGCATGGTTCCCCATGTGTCGTAATCAGGTCGATACGTGCCAATGGTGTATCTTGTCTGCCAACCAACACCGTCCAGTGTATCCTTCCAGCTAATTATCGGTCTACAGGAGTCGTGCATCATCAAGGATAATTGGTTAGCCCTGAATACGGCATTGTCCGGGTTGAAGTATATCGGCCATTGCAATTGCCAACGGTCTGTCATCGTGCTTACGAATGATGCTCTGCATTGAATATTATTGTAGCAATAGAGATTCGTGATATTAACAATACCGTCCGACTGGAACTGAGCTACACGCCCTGCCGAAGTGTAGAATGCGATACCGTAATATCCCGACATGTGCACAAAGTTGTCATTCCCTGCGAAGGATAAACCATTCCAAGGACTACCCCCATCGTGAGCATTATCAGGCTCACTACCAATTATGGTGCACCCAACCTTATTCGCCCAAACAGTACTCCACATATTACTATTCCATCCGCCGCCAAGGCTCTTGCTTCCCGATGTGGGAATCAGCCCATCAGAACCGAAACTGTAACCGAATCCCGAACCATTAAGGGATATTTTTTTGCTTCCGTAGATAGTCAAGGAATCATCAGACGCCTCCTTCAAGTATACGTAATCACCGTCACCGAAGTTTATTTTGTTACCAAAATTCCCGGCTTTGTTCAGGACTATATTATTAGTAGTCATAGTTCCGTTTATCGCAAGGTTGCCTGTTATCGTCCCGCCTGCCAAAGGCAGATACTTTCCTGTTATAATATCATCCTCCAATTGGGACAGTTTTGTCGGATACGCAGGAAGAGATATCACCCCATTGGATACATTGTAAGGAGTCGTGCCCAGCTTTACCTGCTTGGCATATACACTGCCCAAGTCCGGTATGTGGGAAAAATGGATTCTCTTGGACGTGTCAGACTTGGCAAGCTCTTCCCACATGGCGTCTATATCCAAACCGCCACCGCCTTTTTTATTAGTCCACTTGTTTTTAACCGAGTCGTAGGTCAATACCTGTCCTTCCGATAGAGGAGTAACCAGGTCTACATCGTCCAGCATGCCCAATGAGGTTGCACCACTTCCACCACCGGTTGTCGAACCGAACGCAGCAAGGTCTCCCGTAGCGTAGAAATTAACCATAGACCCATCATCTTTCTCTACATATACGGCATTATTGGTCGCGTCATATTTCAGCAAAGCATTACCGATTTGGACAGAATTGATGGCTTTTATATGAGTGAACGGATATTGAGGTTCCAATATATATTTGAATTCTGCCGAGCGCAAGAACTTAAATGCCGACAGTAATACACCGACCGTTTCCTCACCGACAAAGAATGACAACGGGTCTGCATGGAGTGTACCATCTTCTTCCCACCAAAGTGCACCGTTGGCAAAGTAACCCGTACCGTCAAAGCGTACAAGACCTTTGGCAACGTTTTCCGGCACACTGCTTTCCGGGTAATCGAATTTGTCCAGCATGGAACCTCCCCACCAGGAAGCAATACCTCCGCCACGCTTGTCGGATTGGTGTACACCGTTCGTACCGCTCATTATCTTGAAACCGCTTTCCGAGGTGTATCCTAAAGCTAACAATGAGGATTGAATAAGACCACCCTCAATATTGGTATATTCCTTAAGTGCTTTCGTCAGATAGGATATATCTCCTATATTCTTCGATATTTCCTTGATGGATTCGTTAAGCTTGCCCTGTATATAATTGTTCGCGGCATTGACATTGGCAATAAAATCACCGTACTTCAAGTTGAACGCTGAATACTTGCCATCCACCATAGCCACTTCGGTCGCTGTGGTCTTACCGTCCTGAATCACACCGTTAATGGTGTTTATAAGCTCCTGTGCCGAGCTATTGAACAAGCGGTACGCGGTTTCCAACTCCGTCTTTACCACGCCTTCATCAAGAAGCTCATTCTCTATAATCTTATTATAGGATTCTGTTACATCGTTTTTGATGGAGTCAATATTATTCAGGTATTTTTTAATCGCAGCCGCTTCCCCTCTGTCTACGATACCATCATTGAATGCTTCATCGGTAAAGTCCTTCATTGAACTTACAGTGCTATCCAGCTTTTCAGCCGCTTTCTTCGTTTCTTCGGCTATTTTCTTTGCTTCTTGCGCCAAAGTGTCATCAGTGTATTTTGATGCAAGCTCCCAATGGGAGATACTAAATGCTTCCCCTGCCTTTTTTGAAGTGTTCGCTCTGAGCATATCGTCCTTGTAAGTGCTACCATAGGTCGCATTTACCCACATATCACCTATGTCGTATGCGTCCGAATTCTGCGGTTGTCTCACAAAGATGCGTCTTTTCCCATCTGCGGTATCCTGTGCTTTTTGAGCGTTTTCCAAAGCCTTGACAATATCCGTATCGGTAATGGCATTCCAATACCATCCCTTTTCTTGTTCATATTGGAACCGGTATGTTTTTCCCTCCTTGCTGTAATAGAGGTCTCCCAAATGATTGTTCTTCTTCTCATCTGTATCCCAATCGGATGCGGGAATATTTTCAAGGGTGGGCACCGGGTCGTAAAACCATGTTTCTACCGCACCGTCAACCTGATTCTGGATATTATCTATTTCCTGCTTGATGTACTCTTTCAGAGGGTCTAAATCTTCAATGTACTTTTCAGATGCTTTTTTGAGAGCATCTTCGATGGTGTCTCCATTGCCGATGGTAGTACCGACCGACAGCTTTCCTTTCAATTCCACGCCTTCACCTTGGGTGAATTTAACAAAGCTGTTACCATCACGGTCCCCAATATACGCATCACCGTATACATGGAAAAACGCCTTGTTGTTAGTTTTGTCTACACCATACTCAACATACTCCTTGTTCAAGTAGGAGTAGGAGTCTATACCGTGATACAGAGTAACACTCGGGCTGAACACATCGGTAGAAGAGAAAACAATGGCATTCTGTGCGTCAATATTGCTTTCATCCGTCACGTCCTTGTTGTCAATGCCTTTCCATTTGATTCGTGCACCAAGGTGGGCTACAGTATCACCCTTTGCCGGAATATCACTGCCTGTGTCGCAATCCGCCATGCTGAGGTCAATATAGTGCAATTTGTATATGCCGACATTGATAGGCTCTTTGCTTGCCCCTACACATAAACGCCAATAATAATGGTTCGCTACCTGTTGGTATTCTCCCGGTTTTTGTATGTTGAAGTTTTTGCTCTGTATCTGGAAGCCTGCACGGAAGCGGTTCTCCACTTCCACACCGTCCTGCTCGGCAAGGAAGAAACATCTGTACACGCCTTCGGGAACGCCATTGTCTACCGTTTCTTTATCCATCAATTGGAGTTCACTGCCATCTGCAAGCAATATAGGATTCCCGTCTGCCATTGAAAGTATGGGCGTTTGTTCAATGGTGCCCTTGGTCCAAACATCAATAAGCGTAACAGCACCACCCGGAGTTAGAACTATCTTTCCACCTACAGAATTTACATTTTGTATCTCCAATGATTCGAAATAGGCTTTCATGCGGACTTTCAGTTTATCAACCTCCGCATAGGTTTGACCTGTTTCCTTATCAACCATTATGATACCACCTGTACTACCACTGACAAATTTCCCTATTTCAAAAGCTTTGTCAGAGGATAACTTGTGCGGGGTACGGTCATCTTTATCTTTTCGCAAGAAGAAATTACTTCCAAAGGCTTTTATCAGGCTCTTAATTTGTTCTGAATTATATCCACCATTACCTTGACCACCGCTTACTATTGAATCAATCTGGTTCTGAATTTTTTCTAATGTGCCTACAATTTTTTCTTCCTTGAGAGTAATTTCATATTCTGGAATCATATCATCACCTTCTTTTATAGAAAGAGAATCAATGATTATACTCCCACTTATTCCCAAATCATCATCCTCAAACAACATCAAATCACCTTCTTTTATGGTATCATGAATGCTTGTCTGATTATTGGCAACAGCATCATCGTGTTGCCTTGCCATGTAAATATTGTCTACTTTGGGAATGTATGAATAACGAATATAGTCATTTTTTGCTAACCATTTTTTTGCAGATGAAAGTAATCGTTGGGAATGTGCTTTTATATAGACATCAGGCATTGATATATCTAATAATACAAACTTATCACCTGATTTTATATTATAATTTTTATATGGGAAGAACAGTTTAATTCCATCATCATATACACGAGTGCATGTAAGGATATATTTATTACCATGTTTCTCACATTTAGTTATTTCAAAATCACGTCCTCCACACATTCCGTCTTTCATTGACAAGGTAGCAGTTTCTCCCAAAAGGTAGTTGTTGATATCAAAACCTATATCCTTCAATGTGACAGTAAAATTCCCTTTTTCTATTTCCCCTTTATTATCTGCTTGACCATCATCGGTTAGCTGTTCGGCTGAGTACACTTCGTCAAGATTCCCATTATCTCCTGGGTCTATTGAAACAGTTATTCCTGCATCTTCGAGTTGCTGTGCTGTCATTCCCTCTATTGAAGGAAATATTTCTTCCAAACCTTCCTGGCTTCCATCAAAAAAAATAGTACCTTCTCTTATACCAAGTTCTTCTATGTTATCGCTGTCGATATAAGGGTCTAATGTTGTTTCGGGGAATCCAGGTAACATAAGGTTGTCTACTGCCATATTATTTGGCAGATAATTGCCGACAGAGGAACCGGATAATTTATTGTAATATCTGTCAGGCATATTTCGTGTGCTTCCATATGCTCTTAGACGAGTAACAATCTTTTGGTCAGCTTCGGCATTGCGTTCTATCTCATACAATCCTTTGCCTTTCCCATATTTAAAAATATTGTCTACTGCTATCCCAGCAGTGCCTATAGTGATCTCTCTTCCTCTTATTATGAAATTAGCTTCAAATTCAGAGTTTGTTAATGCAAGTGCATCCCATACATTTATTGTATCTACACTTATGTTGATATTTTTCTTGTTGACATATTCAGGATGAACGATTACAGTCCATTTTTTATTCCCTGTATATATACGATCAAGGTTTACCTGAATGCGTTCAGCGAGATTTGATATAGATGATGCAAAAAAGCTGAATTTTGGCAGTGAGGTAAAATGTATATTGTTGTCATTGGGAACATAATCAAGGAAATCACATCTCGCAAGTTCGTCACTTAAAGAGTTGAATTTTACATTGTCATAAGTGAATGCATCTCCTGTAGAATTTTTACTTGCTTTCTTTAAAATAGTAGGGTCATAGTTTATTTCAAAACGTTCCCCACGATATATAAGATAATCACCTATTGCAAACTCTATAGGGGATTCGCTTTTTATAGTACAAACAACAGAACATTCACCCATAAATTCACCATTATATTCCAACTGATGAATTTTACATTTTGCTATCTGTCCTGTTTTATTATATATCGTCCAACTCATAACACTTTTTCTGTAAGTCCCGTTATTGTTTCACCAATGCCCTTTACCGGAGTTACTCTTGATAAAGGGTTGTCAACTTTCATAGTAAGCTCAAATTCCATAATATCATCAAGATTGCCTTTTGTAAGTGTAGGCTTTCCTATTTTAAAAAGTCTGCAAGTCCGACCTATTCCGTCATGTGGAACAAACAGCTTTGTTTCCACCCCACTACCATCTTTTCCTGTCAAATAATCTAACAGAAAGTCCATTTTGTCCCATGCTGTATTTGGTTTCCCTTTATAAGCTATCCTTATAGTTATATTGTATGGTTTTAAAGGAAGGGTAGGAGGTATATAAGTGTCTTCTCCGTTTTCATCTGACCAATTCCTTGAAGGGAGGTCCTTGATTTCCATGTCTGGTAAAGATATACCCATACATACCATTCCGAAATCAGTAAGACTGTCTTTCAAAGAGGAACTTTCCTTTACTTTTTGCATTAATATGGAATAAGGCTTGCTCATCGTACTATTGTTTGTTATATAAGATCATTTTATAGAGTATTCGCTAAGATCTATCTGTATTCTGTCAGTTCCTTTGCCGTATTTATCGCGCCACTCCTTGGCTTTGCGCTCCACATCGTAGGCATCAGCTTTGTTAAACTTGTTTTTTTTGTTTCTTTTGTCCTTATGGTTGTATACTGTTATTGGGCAATCAACTGCCATAAGTTCTATTTGTGCTGCGGTATATCCCCAATAATATCCCCACATTGGAATATTCCACAGTCCCCATAGCAATTTCAAGGGCTCTGTGAGGCATCCATGTTTTTCTCCGATGAACCATGCTGCTCCCCAGTCTGTCCTCGAAGGATACGCCTTGCTTCCTCCCTCGTCTTCATCATCTCGGTATCCCTCATCTCTGTCAGATATATGATAGACATGAAGTAGCTCTCCACATCCTCTTTTTTTTTACATGTTTCCAATAATGGCAGATATTCTGCATCGGTGTATTGCTTCACATAGAAAAACCATCTCCAAAGAAACCAATAAAGAAAAAATATCGAGAAATAGCCGTTAAGCAGAAGAGCTGCCACACATTTGGCATTCACTTTTCGCTCGTCCTTCTCGTTTAAGATGATGTCTGTCACCTTGCTTTTGGCTCCGTTTCTTATATAACCTATCTTCCATTTGGATTTTCCAAGAATGACAATATCCTTCTTATTGCGTTTTACCGCATTAAGTTCTCTCTCATCAGCTTCTGTAGGCTCTGATATTATCTTTCGTTTTGTCATGATTATATATTCGTTAATGAACAGAAGTGGATATGCATTATTCCACCTCTGTTTTCTAAAAAAAATCTCATTAACCACCTATTGTTTTCCATAAAATCATAATGTCAGCACCTTCACTGTTCTCTAAAGGACTGACGGCAACATTGAAATAAGCCGGATTGTCACCATCAGCAGCAACAAGACTAGAATACATTTCCACATTAGGTAAGGCGATAATAGTCTGTCTGTCTTCGCTGAACATTAATAAAGAGCCTGCAACTTTTTTGGGAGCAAGAGAGTATGCGGCTCCTGCGTATGTTACACCGTCAACAAGAATGCCTTCTGTACTTGTGATATCTGTTCCTACCTTGTTCATCAACAAAGAATTTACAGGTCCTGCAATACTTGCCACTTGGAATGAGATATCGCTATCTCCTTTTGTTGCCTTGCTTACCCATGTACTTCCTGTAGTAAGTTTGATTTCTGTAACGTCTGCATCTCCAGTATTGAAACTTACTCCTTCTTCAAGTACTGGGAATTCCATATCGGCAGTAAATGATTTGCCTAAATCTGCTGCCTTTATTTCAGCGTTTTTGAAATAAACTTCCTTTACGTCATTGAAAAGTGTTTTCAAATCGGTCAGTTTGGTTGTTACGGTTAGTCCTGCCATAATTTTATCGTTTTTATTGTTTTAATTTGTGTTTGTTAATATGAATAGCTGTCGGTTGTGTTTACCAACAACTTTGCTTGTATGTTCCATACGGTGAAACCTAATCCATCATCTCCTTTAAGGACTATCTTCGGATTCGTTACCGAATATCTCTCAGAAACAATTGGGAATTTCTCAAGAACGGCATTAAGTATTTGTTCTAACTCCCTAGTCGGAGATATTCCGCTGCTACGGTTCCTCACAAATATCTCTATACGCATTGTAGTTTTCTGCCATGCATTCTGATCATCAATAGCTATCGGCAGAGATACCACTATCATATTATCCGTTTGTTTGGATAAAGCGGATGGTCTGTGTTCTGGGAATACCCTTTCTGCCACATCTGAAAGCCTTTTACACATGTCTTTCAATATTTCACTGATATAGTGCTTGGTTATATGCGCCATCAGGATATCGGTTTTAGATTGTCTAACAATATACTTTTAAGCCCTTGGTATGTTTCGGTTAGAACATTAAGTTTGCGTGTGTTTTCCAAATAAACTGAATATTCTGTTCCGGTGGTCATTACTATGGCATATCCTTTTTTAGGGCTTCCCTTATAACTTTGTAGAAAATTTAATGAGGTTTGCTGACCATATAAATTATCTACATCAACTGCTCCACTTACACTCCTTGCCTTTCCTTCATAAGGGCGTGTCAAATAGATGGTTTTACCCTTCTGTATTTTTAACCTTATTGGTTTCCTTAGCCTATCTCCGGAAGATATTACGAATGCAAGTTTACCGTCAATATAGAAGCCACAGGAGTAAGAGGTTTGAGTGTTCCCGGTAAAACCGTCGAATTGTCTTTTTCTCTCTGCATCATCTATCAGTTGGTAGCATATTCTTGCCATTTTGTCTATAAAATAAGCATTTTTTATGGCTTTGAACATTTGTACACCTTCATCAAACCCTTCTATCTTCCCCATATATTTAGTTTTTAGACATATTGAAATAAATTGTGGTTCCCATTTCAGTAGGGTAGGCATCAGTCACTGTCAGCTTTTTGTTAGTTCCCGTATAGTCGGTTACATCCAATATACATCCTGTACAAACGCCCTTTACTAGCCCAGGTATATCAACCGCATAATCTCCTTTTAATACATTGTCTGTTTTGAATGTGCGCAGGTTACTACTTCCATATTTATTGCATTTGCCTTCGTACAACACAGTTTCTACGCCATCATCCCATGATGTTTCATCGGATATCTTGTATACTCTGCATGTATGTGGGAATCGTGGGTTGCTTACTTTCGCCATAACTTCATACCATAGGTTTTCATCCGTATCGTCCCTTTTATAGCATTCTCTCCATATTTTTTGTAGATATCGTTAGCCATAGCTCGAAGATTGCGCTTATCGAAAGCGGAACTTTGTGTACCTCCTTCTTTGTGTTTCCATACACCGTTTGCATCTTCAATGCTGCCGGTTACACTTGGGGTGCTTGCACACCACATATATAAGTCGGCTTTGCATAATTCTTTCGTTCGTTTATCTATATCCCTTATATCAAGATTGGGGACAAGTTCACGATCTATCAGAATTGAGTTAATAGCATTATCGCTTACATCGAATCCGACACAACCACGGAGATAAGACTCTATGGTCGTGTTGAGTTCTGTAATATTTTGAGAAGCATTAGTCATTATTCCCCTTTAATTTCTAGATAATACATCCACCGTACCTTATTTGGAACTACTAGCCCTGTTACTTCGGATTTGATTACTTGGGTCATTGTCTCGTCATCAAACAGTTGACGAATCAAAGTGCGTCCACCGTCATACAAAGCTGTTCTCGCTCCCGGCGTTTCCATATAGATAGGCTTACCGCATTGGACATCACCAATAGCACCATTTGGAATATAAACCATAACTCCTTCGTTAAAACTCTGTAAGTTAACATATTCCATCTTTTTGGCGGTCTTGTTGAATTTTTCAACAACAGATATAGCATCGATTACTACAATAGGAGCTCCAACTCTCGCCTCAATGAATGCTTTAAGGGTTTCATCGTCAATCAAAGAACCTAATGCCCTTTTATTAGCATCATCTGTAACATCTGGGCGTGTATAAGTTACATATAAATTACGGAAATATGGGAGCATCATCAAATCATCCCATGTAGTTTTACTAACTTCCCAATGTCCGGCAGGAGCAAAATCTTTTTGTTCGCTGTTACGTTTCACATCACGCATTACTTTTATAGGGTCAATGGCATTAGTATCAAATTTTTGAGTGACTGTTCCATGAGAACTATCTTTAGAATACCAATGACTTTTTTGAATATTCTTAGAAGGAACACCAAAATCTATTTCTGTGGTAATGCCTAATGGGTTATTGGTGGCATTGATTACTAGCTTCCCTTTATTGGATACAATTTGATGACGTTGGTGGGCAATAGTATTATAATTACCACCAATCAAATCGTCAATACCGTTAAATAATAATTCCATAATGGTATCTTCGATTTCCGGCGTAGTATCTCCAATAGCATTGGCGAGCATCATCTTCTCTCGGAGGATTTTGCGGCTCATTACAACTTCATGCTTAAATGTAGGTAAACCACCCATTTTCAAGCTGAGACCATCAGTTGATTTGGTTGCACCGTCACTGTCAATATCCACATAAGTTGCCATAGTGTATGGGCGGATAGTTGCCTCAATCTGCTCATACGTAGGATTGATTGGAATATTAGGATTCAAAGGGAAACCCATCTGTGAGAACGTTCTGTCTGCATTGTATTTTTCGGCAAACATATCGTTGATGTATTTAGTCAACGCACTACCTTGTTTATCGCTTACGTATCCCATTGAAGCAAGTCCTTTTGCTACAATGTCGTAGAATTGTTTGTCTCTTGTGTACATTATATCCTCCTTTCTTTAGGCTTCTCTTACAAATTCAATCATTGGGAGATTAGACTCCATGGCTGTAGGAATACTTGCTCCTACTACTCTGTCTGCATAAATTCTTCCTGCTCTCACTACGGCACAAGTAGCTAAAGTGCAACCTTCAGGAATGCAAACATCTTCAAAAATCAATCCGTTTACAGTGTTTGTAATATCGGTCCATTTGGAAGCATTGAAAGATTCAGGAGATTCAATTTTTGTTTTGTTCTTATATATTTTACCTCCATTCTCTACGATATCACCTACTTCATAAGTTTTTTGTTCATACGCCGGTCCAGCCAGCACCACTACCGTTTTACCTGCTCCCATAAATTGTACCGGTGTACCTGCACCAATAACTGTACCTGCTGGGTATTTGGTGTGATTTATCATGCCACCTCCCTGATACAGTTCTCTTACTCTGCTCCACACAGGAAAATGGCCTCCGAACTCTGCACTTCCTTGTGCTATGGTATTAAAAGTACCTTTTTGTAAGTTCATACTTGTTTTGTTTTAATTTGTGTTTGCGTTAATACTCTCTCAGTCTTGCTGCTCGTTTTTTGGTAATTTCCCTTGGCTTTGCATACGGGCTTTGAACGCTTCTCGTTTCACTTTGGCAGCTTCTTTATCTGCTGTTCCTCCATTACCGCCACTGCCTTCCCCTCCGTAAGGAGATGCTCCGTTACCAAAATACGACTTCAGTTTTTCCTCATAAACATTCTTAACAGCATTCATGAATGCAGTATCATCCATGCCTTCTTTCAATTCTGTCATTTGAACAGCGTCATTCCATAAGGCAGTGTTCTGTACTTTCAGTTCCTTTGCTTTCCCTTTAACAGCACTACGTATTTGATCCATGGAACGTTTCTGTTGTTCTCCTTTCAATTGAGCTTTGAGTTCTTCAACGCTTTTTTTCAATTCGTCCAACGCTCCATCTTGTTGTTGCGATGATTGTTGAGTCTGTGGCTTGTAATTTTTAACAAATTCGCTTTGTTCATGCCGCATTTGTCCACCCATGGATTTTAGGATTTTCACATGTGTGTTCACGTAATCATCTGTCACAATTGCATCATCCGTAATACCAGGAAGAATCGCTTCAAGATATGTGTCAAGTGTCCTTACAGATAATCCGGTGTCTCCGTACATCTGCGTGTTAGCATCAGGTTCTCCGATACTTGGCTTAAATTTGGATAAAAGGGTCTCTTTGTCCATAATGTTCGTGTCTTATTTTGTGTTTATGTTGAAAAAAAATAGAGCCATATCAAAGTGGGGTTTCCACCTCGATACAGCTCTATCGGCTTTATATCTTAATCTATTATGTCGTTGCGGAAGGTGGAATCGAACCACCGACCTCTTGGTTATGAGCCAAATGAGCTACCAACTGCTCTATTCCGCGATATTATTTTATTCTCCGTTCCCTGTTGCATTGATGTCAATATAGTGTTTGCATCTCCTACATTTTACCCGAAGCATAACAATCCCTTTAAGGTAACGTATTTCGCCTGTCTTTTGACCACATACAGGGCAGATTGCCATGATCCCCTTGATCTCTGTCTCATCAAAATTTATTTCTGTATGAATCTTTATCATAGGCTTTCTTTTCTGCAAAGATAAATGTTATAATCTGATTTGCAAATAAAAATAGGATATATTTTCTTTATTTTAATGGAGTATATATGTATATTTGCATAAACAATTGTAAATACAAGCCAAAGAGCTGTGTTACCCATACTGATTGTATGGATGCACAGCTCTTTTCTTTTGAATATGGATATAATAGATTGCAAGTTAAAAACAAAGTACGGTCAGGATGTGCTTGATTCTAATTATATACTTTCCCTTCGTGAAGTGGACAGGAAGAACCCAAACAGGTTGAAGATTATCGCACAAGCAGGGGGACAAGAAAAGCTATTGTCCACTAATGCTGATATATGCATATATGGTGGGCAGCGCGGTGGAGGAAAAGCACTGATATTCGATGAACCGATATGTACTCCATTTGGTTTTAGAAAGATACAAGAAATAAAAGAAGGTGATATTATAACTGGACTTGACGGGGGCATGCAACGGGTTGTATACAACTCCTATCAAGGCTATAAGGAATGCGTAAGGCTGAAATTTGTTGACGGTTCATACACAGACTGCTGCATAGACCATCTTTGGAATATAAAGCAATCAAATTATTGTTCCAAGAAACGTACCATGTATAGATTGGGGCTTAATGACGAATGGAGAGTATGGACTACAAAGATGATTATAGATCATATGGAAAAACAAAAGGGGAAGAAGCAACCAAAACATCTTTCCATTCCATTATGTAGTCCTGTAAGATTTACAAGGAACAAGCCATTTAAGTCCAAATTCAATCCGTATATAATTGGTGCTCTTATTGGGGATGGGTGTATAACGGAGAATATAATAAACGAGAACAGCTGCATTATGCTGTTCAATCCAGATGAGGAAGTTATCAGTGAATTTAAGAATAATGTAGAATATTCTTCTTGTAAATTCAAAGGTGGGTGTTATCACATGCGAATAAACGACAAAGAACTTATTGACGAAATACAGAAGATTGGGATAGTCGGAAGTTCTGTTGAGAAGCATATTCCAAACATGTATTTATATGGTACATTGGAAGAAAGATGGGCACTTATTCAAGGAATGATGGATACGGACGGAACGATTGACAGCAGAGGTCACCTTTCTTATACGACAGTAAGCAAGAACCTTGCAGAAAATGTGAAGTTTATTATAAACAGCTTAGGCGGATTGGCGACAATAAGCAAGGGGAGAGCCGGGTATAGAAATTCACAGGGTGAGTATGTTCGATGTAATGATGCCTACAATATTTATATAAGAATACCTGATGCGGAAAGATTATTCAAAGTACAACGCAAAAAGGATAGATGTAAGCCTTATAACGGTGGCATAAGCATTAATGCGAGAAGAATTGTAGGATACGAGAGAATAGGAATAAAAGAATGTTGTTGCATTGCGGTGACAAATCCCGATAGTTTATTTCTTACAAGGGACTTTATTGTCACCCACAACTCCTATGCACTACTTATGGAAGCGTTGAAGGATGTAAAAAATCCTAATCTTCGGTCTATCGTGATGCGTCATGAATTGAATGACCTTTCAGATATAATCGAAACATCATATCAGATTTATACACCATACGGCAAATACAACAAATCTAAGAATGATATGACTTGGAATTTTGACCGTGGAGGGTTTTTGGAGTTTTCTTATCATGCCGACAGCGTAGAGGACTTTAAGACACGTTTCCAAGGACATCAATACTCGTATATTGGCGTAGACGAAATAACACACATGGACTATCCGAAATTCAAATACATGATAACATGTAACCGTAATGCTTTTGGTTTGATAAATCGTTTTATTGGTACTTGTAATCCTGACCCTGATTCGTGGGTCGCTCGTTTTATCGATTGGTGGATAGGAGAGGATGGTTATCCAATTCCCGAGCGTGATGGCATTATCCGTTATTGCTTTATGGACGGAGAAGATGTTTCATCTATATATTGGGGAGATACACGTGAAGAGGTATATAAGCAATGTAAACACATTATTGAAAAATACTATCGAAAGGAATACGAACAATACGGTTCTCCTGAAGAATTGTTCATCAAGTCTGTAGCGTTTATTGAAGGTAAACTATCAGATAATGTCCAGCTTCTTCGTTCCGATCCGACTTATCTAGCCAATCTTGCAAATCAAAGCGAGGAACAACGTGCAAGGGATTTAGATGGCAACTGGAAATACCGCTCAATAGGTGATGATATGATAAAGCTACAGCACATGGAAAATTTTTATAAGAATGCTTATTGTCCCGGAGATGGTGTACGCCGGGTATCATGTGACGTGGCTTTTGATGGTGGAGATGCTATGGTCATGTGGTTATGGATAGGCAATCATATTCAAGACTTGTATGTATGCCGGTTTAACTCAAAAGGCGCAGTTAACGCTGTAAAGACAAAACTCAATGAATGGCATGTGCGTGAAGAGAACTTTACTTATGACCTTAATGGGTTGGGACAGGCTTTTAAAGGTTTCTTCCCTAAATCTGTGCCTTTTAATAACAGGGAATCTGTAGCGGATGAATACAAGTATATTTATGCTAATATGAAATCACAGGCGGCTTATATGTTCGCACAGGCTGTGATAAACTGCGACATTTCTATTTCAGAAGATTTATTAAAGAGGAAAATAAGCACACGTTCATTCACGGATACTCCTCTTACATTGGTGCTAAATAAAGAAAGGAAGGCTATACGCCAGAATGTGACGGAGGCCGACAAAGGTTTTTCTCTTATAAAGAAAACGGAAATGAAAGCATTGGTCGGTCATTCGCCTGACTTTATCGAGGCTCTTTTGATGAGGTTTGTATTTGATATTAAACAGAAACATCATACGAAGCCTAGAAGATTGCCGAGATATGTCAATCCTTTAAGGAGATTTGTAAAACAATAAACACAAGATAAACATGAGAACAAGAGACATTAAATCAAAGCGACCATTTCGAAGGATACGCCCGGATGGTTACATATCACATGGTAGATTTTCTTCTTTGGAAAATGCGGAAATGCCTTCTGATGTGATTAATTTTGATATCGTAACACAAGCGGACTTTCTTCGTGAATTTTATCCTACGGGACATGCAATCAATGACCCTACTATCTATCCAGATATTTGGAGGGAGGAAGATATTCCTGTATTGGATGAATCTGGGAATGATACAGGGAAAACCACACGTAGGTTATATAAAGAATTAGTTCCTCGTTATGCTTTTGCCTTTCAACAGATAATTACTGTTAAACATCTTGTACATCTGTGTGGGAATGATGTGCAATTTGAGCTTAATTCCACTAAGACAACCGAAAAAGAGAATGAGGATTTTGCCATTTATCGTACAGGATGGCTTAAAAAGGATATGGAGATAGCTTTTTATGAATCAGCCAAATCAGTGAAAGTTACCGGAGACAGTGCCTTTGTCGGTTATCTGAGAGATGGAGAGTATTATTGGAAAACATTGTCTTATCTTAATGGTGATACATTATACCCACACTACGATTCGGTTACAGGGAAAATAAATCTGTTTGCACGTGCTTTCAGAGATTATAATGAAAATGGAGATATATTGACTGAATGGTTGGAAGTATGGGATGATACATATTTATATAGATACAGGCAAGGGAGCGAAGGGAATAAGACGCTTAAAGAAAGATTGTTAGGTATATTTGGTATTAACGGATATATATTGATATCTAAAAAGCCACACGGATTCCCATTTATTCCTGTGGCATATAAACGTGATGATAATGGTGCTTGCTGGTCTATGTCACAAGATACAATAGACGGTTATGAAATGTCATTTTCCCAAATGGCACACAATAATCAGGCTTATGGTGAACCCATTCTTGTATTCCAAGGAGAGGGGGATAACTTGGATGCATTGAAAGATGTGAATGGTACAATTAAATCGCTCTCTATGACAGCTGAAGATAAAGCCTCATACCTGCAAGCACAATCCGCATCAGACAGCTATATGAAACAACTTGATACACAATATAAGATGATATTCTCACAGTCATTCATTGTTGATCCTCCCGAATTGAAATCAGGTGATTTGCCTGCGGCAGCTTTGAAGATTTTATATTCTCCTGCTTATGAGAAGGCTATGAATGATTGTTTGGAATATCAATCTTTTCTTAATGATATGGTGAAAATATTTTCCTATGGTTATGGAGTGGAGATGAAAAAGACTATAGATTTCACTAATCTTAGCATGAAATGGTGGCTGGAACCCTATGTTCATGTAAACTCTTCTACTGTGATTGCCGATCTTGCATCTGCCGTGGTAAATGGTTTCATTTCTCGTCAGACTGCATCGGAGAGAATAGAAACACTTTATGCTACCAATGCGGAGTGGGACAGAATATTACGTGAAAAGAAAGAGGAAGGAGAAAGGGAATTACTGAATCAGATAAAATTGCAAGAGGCAAAGACTAAAAACGCATCAAATAGTAATAGTTCATCATCACAAACAACAAAAAAAGAATAGGCCATGTTGAAATATTCCACAAGATTCAAAGGGGAGAACAAACGCCTTTTTATTACCGCCCAGCACAGAGCCGTTGCCGATCTTATGATTATGGGTTGGACTCCCAATGACGCTTATATTGCAGTAGGTTTGTATAATGCCGCTTTTTCTGATGAATACAACAATACCCAAATCATGCAGATTACAGAGGACAAGCGTTTTTTAGAATATATGCAAAAGAAGGAGCGTGCCATTGCCCGTGGTTATAAAAAATCCGTTCCTGCAAGTATCGGGACAGACGAGGAAGAGAAAGCTAAAACATCGAGTTTTCGTTCCAAAGACGAGGTGATAGATGCTTTAGTTGAAACTGTTGGAGATTTAAGAGGTAAAGAAAAAGCGGATGTACTTATGAAGATTGCAGATTTACAGCAGATGAAGAAAGAGGAAGTTATTGAAGAAGACAACACAGTGCACTTCTATTTACCTATTTCTTGTAAAATATGTGAGCTATATTTAAAAGCTAAAAAGAGGAAACCCAAACAGGAAGAGATTAATGATGATTCAGAGGTAGGATAAAAAGCGGAGTTTTTCTCCGCTTTAATTATATTGCAAGTCATTTCTTGTCTGACTTAAAATCCGCCATTCTATAATATTGCGATGGAAACACGCTTAAGCTGCTCCCCAAGCTCAGATAAGGCGATTGAAAACGTTTTCAATTCATCCGGGGTAAAATCGGCAGGCTTACCGTTTACAATATTGCCATTTATACGTTGATACAACCATTGGCGAGACTTCCCGAAATAATGCTCTGCAATATATGACATAGAAGCGAATCCAAGTATATGGTCTAGTTTTTGTTTACGGTCAACAATCTTTGAGATTTTTTTAGCTTCATCTATAGCCTCTTTCGCGCCTTCCTTATACGCCTGTGCGAACTCTTTTCTTTCCGCTGGAGACAATGATGCGAGGAAGGCTTTAAATCGCTTGTCATATTCTGCCTTTTGTTCTTTGGTTTCCAATAAGACAAAATCAGCTTTCCATTTCTTAAGTTCTAATCTTACGTCCATGGTAATTTTGTTTTTAGTTATCTTGGAAAAGGTAGCTCCACCTATGGGGAGCTACCACTTTCTTTCAGCTTGTTTTTGGCGTCAATTAAGTCATCTAACGCGTCATTGACGCTTCCTTCAAGCTCCTCGTCTGAAATCCAGTCGGTCTCCCGAATGTCATCCCAGTAGAGAGAAAAGAAGCTAAGGTCTTTTTCCGCAGCTTCAATCCGAGCCTTTAGCTCTTCTTCGTCATCATACATTGTGCACTCTGTCTTATGACAGTGCAAATATAATAACCTTTTGGTAATTATACAAGGAAAGGGAAGTTTTTTTTAGTTTGTCTTTGCCATATTGTGAGGTGTATTATAAAACATACACTAGTATAGTGTGTCTTTTTTCGTACAAAAAAGCCCCGAACTTGAGGAACGGGGCTGAAAAATCATTTCTTTACATCATCTAATGGGACATAGAACGTTGTAGTTGTAGGAGTGTAAATACCAAAAGTTATACATCCTAAGAACCCATTAAGGAAAGTCCAATTGTTTTTGATGGCATAATTCTCTTTTTCTCCTATGTATTTTTTTGCATCTACTTTTGTTTTACCACCAGGTACTAGACCATATAAAAAGTGATGATTAGTTACGGAATTTACCTTTATTGATGGGTCGTCAGCTTTCATATTACCAACACACACTTTTGTATTAAAACAAGATGTCATTAAAAACGCAAAAGAAGCGCATATAAATACCTTTTTCATAATTGATAAATATATTTTAAATTTAGATTTGTTTGCAAAAGTATGTAATTATTGGCTTATTATGTAATTATTTTTATGAAAAATCCTATGTTATATGGTAATTAGACTAAATATAATTGTAAAATATAGAATATATGACTTGTTTTCTCCGCTTTCGCAAGGTTGGCACAAGTAGCCTATGCTAATAATATGTTATGCAACATATTTTTGTCACTTCTCAATTCTTTCTTGCTTGCTTATATTTTACATGTAATTTATTGTATAGCAATTGACATTCACTGCTTTTACTTTCTTGCTTTTGTTTATATATTGCCGATTGTCAATGTTTTAACATTTGCAAGGAAGAGAAAATAGACTTATCTTTGTTTCAGAAAATTCAAACAGGTTCATTCTTCTTGGCAGTCGGGTAGCTTGTAGTTAAAATATTATTGGGCATTTATCTTTGAAGCAGACTGCCAAATTAGGCTTCACTGATAGGTGCCCTTGCTTTTTCAAATACGTTTATGTATGAACAATCAAATTAAGGTATTATCTTATAATTTTGTATGTTTGAATAATATTCAATCATTTCAACTAATTGTAATCCCTTAAAATTGAAATTGATTTTTCTTTTCCCAAAATTAGGAAACTCTATAACATAATATCCGTACTCTGTAACATCCAATATTCTACCATTACCAAACATAGGGTGATTTACTTTTGAACCTTTTTCAAAAACTTGTGATATTTCGTGTTCTATTATTTTTGAACTGTAATTTATATCATATTTTATTTGGTTCTTATCGAAAGGTATACTTTCGTCAGATATGCAATATTTTTTTGTCTCAAAAATAAATCTTGAAGGCATTTTATCTGTTCCGAAAGACTGGTTATATCCTAAAGAATCAGTTAAAAACAAATTGTCTTTTGCCCTTGTCATTGCGACATACATAATTCTTCTCTCTTCTTCTGTTGCAAGTATTCCTCCCTCTCTTATACTTCTCCAACTCGGTAATATACCATCTGTAAGATCATATATGAAGACATTTTTAAATTCTAATCCTTTTGATTGATGTATTGTCATTATACTTATATTGTCTCCATCCTTTTTATAATCAAGATTGGTGTATAATGCTATATCTTGTAGATATATACTAAGTGATATATTTTCATCTGAATGTTCTTCTTCATACAATTTGGCAGATAAAACAAGTTCTTTAAGATTTTCCATTCTTTCCTCATCGCCATTCTCTTTTAAGGTTTGTCTTATACCACTTTCATCTATCAGATATTCCATAATATCTGAAATGGAAAATAATTCTTTCATTTTCCGAGATTCATTGATCAGTTTACAAAATGATCTTGCTCCTTTCTTGTCAAATTCAGGAGAGTATAGGTTATCATATAAAGTATCATACAAAGATCTATTGTCATACAATGCCCTTTCCTTTAATTTATTGACAAAAGCATTACCTAATCCACGTTTAGGGGTATTTATTATACGTAGAAAAGAGAAATCATCATTTTCTTCTATCATCCGTAAGTAAGCAAGGATATCCTTAATTTCAGCCCTCTCAAAGAATCTTATACCCCCATAAACTATGTATGGAATTTTTGATTTAATTAAAGATTGTTCTATGTTTCTTGATGAATAAGAATTCCTATACAATATAGCAATATCTTTAAACCTATCCCCATTATTTTTAAGTGATTCTATCTTTTTACAAATCCAAGATGATTCGTCAGATGAGCAACTTGCATGATGCCATATTACTTTTTTTTCTTCTTCATTCCTGTGAGAGAGCATTTCCTTATCAATCCTGTTTACGTTATTTTTAATAAGACTGTTAGACGTATCAAGTATGCACTTTAATGAACGATAATTGTCATTCAGTACTATATTGGTGCAAGGAGTATGATATATATCGAAATCTATAAGAAATTCGGTTTTTGCACCTCTCCAACCATAAATAGATTGGTCAGGGTCTCCTACCACAAATAGGTTCTTATTTATTTCGCTCAACTTATTGGCAATAGCCCATTGTTTTTTGTTATTATCTTGTGTTTCGTCAACCATTACATAAGAAATTCTATCACTCCATTTTTCTATCACTCCAGTATGGTTATTTAATATATGCAATGTAAAATATATCAAGTCATCAAAACTAAGTATATTATATTTTCTCTGCCTTGTTACGAATGCTGAAAAGACTCGACTCCAATAAGTAGGTTTTTTCTGTTCTTTGTCATCAAAATAGTACACATAATCAGGATAATTCTGTTTCGCTTCTGATATTTCCAAAATTGATGCCTTATATTTCTTCTCAGTGGCTGTAATCTTTAGTTCGGGATATATTTCCTTTAAGATAGACAACTCATCATCGTTATCCATAATTGTGAAGTTTTTCGCTAAATTCATTCTATATATTTCTTCTCGAAGAAATTTTAAACAGAACGAATGAAATGTGCATATAAAATCGCCAGTCTTACCTTTCCCTATGTATTTTTCTATCCTATCTTTCATCTCTCTCGCTGCTTTATTCGTAAAAGTAAGACAAAGAATGTTGCTAGGAGATATACCAAGTTCATTTACCATATACGCATACCTACAAGCAATAGTCATTGTTTTTCCTGAGCCTGGACCAGCAATGACACGCACATACCCTTCAGTTGTTTTTACTGCTTTCTCCTGATTGTTGTTTAATTTCTCTGATAAATATTCCATTATTTTTATTTTTTTACAAAAGTATTAATAAAACAATATTTTGACAGTTTGTGTATCCTGCATAATATGTGTTATACAGCATATTTGATAAAATATAATCATAGAATGTGGAATATATAATTGAATATTTTTATTTTTGCAAAAAAAGACAGGATATGGTTTGGATATGCAGAGGTAATGCGTATCTTTGCGGTGTTCAAACTAATTGCGGTACGAAGCCGCACAAATAGCGGCATTTTTTGTGCCCATACATATTAAGTGTATCTTAAAATATTAAAGATATAACTGCGCCGTGTCGGGAAGTGGAAACACTCTCGGAGCTTGCAATTAGGCTTGAACAACACGTAGCGCAGTTTTTTTTTTATTGTTCAAACTAATTGTTATGGCAGAATTAGTAATTCAAAGCAGTAACGGCAACGATGTTACTACTTCATTAATCGTTGCACAGGTGTTCGGAAAGGAACACAAGAATGTATTGAGAGATATTGAAAGCCTCTCATGTTCAGAAGATTTTAATCGGCTCAATTTTGAGCGCATCACTTACAAGGATGCAAGAAATCGGGAACAGACAGCTTACGAAATGACCAAAGACGGTTTCAGTTTCCTTGTCATGGGCTACACAGGCTCAAAAGCTGGTGAGTTCAAAGAAAGATTCATCAATGAGTTTAACAGACGAGAAGCATTGCTCAAGAATGACGATTACATCCTTATGCGTTCCCAACAAATTTTGCAGAAACGTATAGAGATTGCAGAGCAGAAGATTAAGCAGCTTGAGGACAAAAACGCCAAACAAGAGCCTTATGTATTATTTGCAAAGACCGCATTCAAGGCAGAGGGGAAAGTGGACATAGGTCAAGCCGCCAAAATACTCGGACTGCCGTTCGGACGCAACACGCTTTTCAAGAAGCTAAGGGAAATGGGAGTATTCTTTGCAAACAGGAACGAACCGAAGCAAAAGTACATTGATGCAGGATACTTTGAAATGACACTACTACCGCCAATACACCGTGACAATCATCCCGATATAATTTGTCAGAAGGTGTTGTGCAACCCAAAAGGATTAGCATTTATTAATTTTATGTTTGGCGGTAATCCTCCCGAAAACAAACTATCGCCAATAGTGTAATTTAAACCATACAAATTTTATTTTCCCCACCTTGTTTATGAGGTGGGCGGACCTTTTACACACTAAATTTACTAGAAATGGAAATATCATTATATCATAATCAGAAAATCACGATAAGTGTAGAAGAACTTAATGAAATTAAAGCAAAGAACAGAGTGCTTTCAAGGGATTTGCAGAAATCCATAAACGATTATGTTGACTTATTGGCTGTTTTGAAGAAAGAACGTGAATCCAATAGTGACAAAGCCAAAAAATGGGATGCGTTCAGCAATTCACCTCTTTACGGTGCTATCGGATGCCTGATAAACGATTGTCAAAACGCACAGATGAATTTCTCATATCTTTTGCAATACATACAGGAATGTGTTGCGGATAATGACGAAGTACCTGTATATATGGAAGAGATTCAAACTGCCACATACCGGTATTTGGAAATCCTTTCAGGGATAAACAAAGAATACAATACTTTGAAAGATTTATTTTGATTATAAAATCTTGCAAATGATTGCTTTTTCTGTAAAAACGTAGAAAATATAACTATATTTGCATAGTTATTATAAAGCCAAAGAGCTTGTTAAGATTGGGAATCCCTATTCTTGACAGGCTCTTTTTTTATTTCAGCACAAACACAAAGTAATATTATGGCAGACTTGGGCAATTTATTCTTCTCCATGCGCATAAAAGATATGACGGATGAAGATTTTAAGAAACTGGAAAAGAAATTGGAGCAGAGAGGCATGAAGATAAAACTTACCGCATCTAATATTGACCAGTTTATAAAAGATTTGCAGACACAGATTCGTAGTAAAACGCTGAACATTAATGTAAAGCCTATTGGGGTAGGTAGTACAGGAGCTGCAACTACGGCAGCAGACTTAAGGCATCAGCGTATGCTTGAGGTGCAGCAGCGTATGGCGAATGCAGCGGCTTTAGCACAACAAAGGCTTGCCAATGCACAAGCGGCAGGGCAACGTGCAACAGAAAGACACAATGCGTCTATGCTACGTGGGAACAGTATAATGGGGAATCAATCACGCCTAGCCGGTCAGTTACAGAATCAACTCCTTAATATTTATTCTGTTTATCAGGCAGAACGTTTCGTGCGTTCTTTGATAGAAATTGGTGGTGAAGTTCAGAAGCAGCATATTGCACTTAACGCTATGCTTGGAGATGCTGCAAAAGCGGATAAGATATTCGGGCAGATAAAGGGACTGGCCGTTGAATCTCCATTCAATTTCCGTGAATTAATGGGATTCACCAAACAGATTGCGGCATTTGGTATCCCATACGAAGAAATGTATGAAACGACTAAACGTCTCGCTGACATTTCTGCGGGTTTGGGAGTAGATATGGGGCGTATTATTTTGGCTTATGGGCAGGTGAGAAGTGCAGCGTTCTTGCGTGGCCAGGAATTAAAGCAGTTCACAGAGGCAGGTATCCCATTAGTTGATGAGCTTGCTAAGAAGTTCACAGAATTGGAAGGACGTGTAGTAAGTGCAGGAGAGGTTTTTGAAAAGATATCCAAGCGAGAAGTGTCTTTCGGCATGGTAAAGGATATTCTTTGGGAGCTGACCAATGAAGGAGGAAAGTTCTATAATATGCAGGAGGTCCTGACCGAATCTCTTTCAGGTAAATTAGCCAAATTAGTAGACAGCTATGAAATGATGCTGGGCACTATTGCAGAAAGTAATAATGAGATTCTTGGAGGCGGGCTAGATATGCTTACAGCCTTTACAGATAAATGGAGAGTATTTTTGAATGCGTTGCTTTCTATTATAGCTGCTTATTATACATACAAAGGTGTCATGATGACAGCCAGTGCTTTAAGAGCACGAGCTATATCTCATGAAATAGCCTTGACAGGAGCAGTAAACGCAAATACTATAGCTACGTATGCCAATAATATGGCTCAGAATAAGGTTAACCAAGGTGCAATAAGGTTATTAACTAATCTTCAAAAATTAAAAATGGCATTTTCCAGCCTTGGGGCTGCCGGATGGACAGGCATTCTTATTGCCGGTGTGGTTGCGCTTGGTACTGCTGTTTATAATACAAGTAAAGAGGCTGCAAGGTTAAGAAAAGAGCTGGATGATATCGGGGAGAAAGGAGCATTATCAGTTCAAAATGAGATAGATGGGTATAAAATTCTTATAGAGAAATTAGATGACGCTGTAGAAGGGACACAAGAATATAATGATATTTTAAATAAGATACAGTCAAATTATGGCAATTATATCGGGAATATTGAAAACGAAGCTAGAGCATACGAATATCTTCGTGGAAAGATTGATGCTGTAAGTGAGGCGTTGCGAAATAAAGCCCGTGAGAGTGCACGCCAACAAATGATGTCAAGTATTGAAGACAAATATTCTTCTAATATTTCCGAATCAATGAAGACAATAGTAGAAGAATTAAAACAAAATGTACGTATTAAAAATGAAGATACAGAAGAACTTTCTCCCATATCTGACAGACAAGCTAAAGAAATAGCATCTATTATAAGAACTCGTTTGCAGGACGCGGTAAAAAATGGGCTTGACCCACGATTTATGCGTTACGATATAATAAAAGGTCAGATAGAGACTATTGGGTCGGAACTAGGGCTTGCACTTTCTTTAAAAGACGCAAAGAAAGTGGATGTGAGTGGACGTGGGGATTATTATAATTTCGGTGGATTAGCAAATGCAGCTAAGGGAGTGAAAAATTTAGCGAAAACATTCAAGTTATATAATAATGATATAGCTTACGCAAATGAACAACTTGATTTAATGTTTAAGAATACCACTTCCTATGGTATCATTATGGAGAAAATTCAAAAACAGCGAGATGAATTGTATAAAGGTACAAAGTTTAAAGATGAGAGTGAAAAAATAAAATTTGAAATAGAAACATATAAACAGCAAATTAATGCCATACAAGGGATTGCTGGTAGTGGAGATGCTATTCAAAATCTTAAAGCGGAAATTGCAGAATTAAGTAAAGTAGAAGCGGAATGGAGAACCATAGCTAAAGAAAAATTTTCTGCTTATGTGGGGCTTCAACCTGCTGTTGATGAGAAGTCGATAGATTATCTCAGTAGATTACGGAAAGAATATAAATCACTTGAAGAAATTTCAAAAGAAAGCCTTGAGCCGGGAGATAAAAATGATGCTTTGAAGAGAATGCAAGCTATTAAATCTTTCATGGATGAATACAACAAGTCATTAGATTCATCCAACTCAGATATCAACAGTTATTCAGATAAGATGAACCGAGTTATCGAACTTCGTGAGAAAGGAACCCGTGAACGAATACAAATGGAAACTGATTTGGAAAATCAGGCGGCACAAGCACGTATCAATGCCATGAAAGACGGATTTGAGAAAGAACAAGCACAACGGAATCTCGACAACAAGAAAGAATTGCAGGCTTTGGAAAAGCAGAAGAATGATTATATCAATAAGGTAAAAGAACTTGCGAGAAAAGTATTTGAAGCCGAGGAGGATGCGAAAGCCGAAAAGGATAAAAACTATAAAAAAAAGAGTTTTGACCCTTCCTCTGTGTATGTTGATACTTCCATATTCGGCATGATAGGGAATTACACCAAGGAAAGGCAGATAAATGAGACTGCACAATTCTATAAGGATATTCTTTCCAAGTACCAGGGTTATATTAGCAAACGTCTTGAAGCCGAACGGAAGTTTAAGGAAGACCGGGAACGGTTGGAGAAAGCGGGAGCCGGCAAAGAGGATTTACAGGAACTAGAATATCAACGCAATAAAGCTCTTGCAGCAATAGACATGGAGTTTGCCGAGCGTGAAACGTCTTTTCAGGCGTGGGCTGATGGCATTGCAAATTTATCGTTAAAAAAATTACAACAGCTTCTTATAGCGGCTTCACAGGAACTTGAGCGGATGGAGTTCTTGAACCCTAATAACCCCAATCTGGCTGTACAGCGGGCGAAAGTAAATGTGTTGAGGGAGAAGCTACCCAAACCCGGTGACAAGGAAGATACATCACCGGACAAACGCAGTGTGAAGGACTGGCAGGAACTTTATAAAGTCCTTTCCAAGGTAGAAAAGGAGTTTGATGAGATAGGAGATGCAGTGGGCGGTGCTGTCGGGGATGTGATTTCAGCCGCCGGAAGTATCACTGCTACCACTCTTTCAATGATAAATTCGATTATCTCATTGGGCACGATATCAGCGGATAATATAAAGGGAGTGTCGGAAGCTACTGCTCAAGCAATTGCCACAGTGGAAAAAGCATCTGTAATTCTTGCTATTGCGTCCGCAGCTTTACAGATAGCCACCAAGATAATGAATTTTTTTGGCGGTGACAACTCCACGGAAAAATATGAAGAGGCAGAAAAGATTTATGATGCTTATATTCAGACAATGGATAAAGTCATAGAAAAGCAGTTGGAGCTTGCGGAGGCGTTAAGCGGAGAGAATGCGCGTGCAGCGTACAAACAGGCTGTGGATATGATAGAGGCTCAAACTGAGGCTGCACGGGAATTAGGGCAAATGTACTTAAGTTCCGGTGGCTCTTGGAAATCCCATACCGCTGGATATAATGAGGTAAAAGATATGAGTTGGGAAGGATGGGTACAAGCAGCAAAAGCTTTAGGCATGTCTGTAGACCAGTTCCGCAATCTTATGGGAGGACGTATGTCCGGCTTGTTTGAGCTTACAGCAGAACAGTTATCTGAATTACAGGAACAGGCACCTTCATTTTGGGCACAACTAGATGAGGATACAAGAAAATATGCCGAACAAATAGCGGACAGCATTGAGGATATTGCAGAAGTTACTGAACAAAAAATGGAAAATGCCACAGGTGTCGCATGGGACTCTTTCTCTGATGATATTCTTGAATCTCTGTATGATGTGGAGAAGGGAGCAGAAGATATTGCGGATGATATGTCAGAATATATGCGCAAAGCACTCATTAAAGCCATGTATGTAGAAAACTATATGCCGGAAATGCGTAAATGGTATGAGAAATGGGCGAATTACATGAGCGATGGTGTTTTGTCTGATTATGAAAGTAAAGAGCTTGACAGTATAAAGAACAATCTTATAGATCAAATGGTAAAGGAGGCGGAGGCCATAAATAAACAATGGGGTACAAATTCTAGCGGTGGAAGTGGGTTAAGTGCGGGTATTAAGGGTATAACCGAGGACCAAGCCGACCTCCTTGCATCTTACGCCAATGCCATGAGAAGCGATTTGTCCGCAATCCGTCTGTTGCTGGAACAGCGTTTCGCCAACTATCCGCAGGAACAAAGGGGAAAGATAGAGAATGCTGTTTCCAACTATTACCAGAACGGAGGAACAATCGACTACAATACGGTACTCAATAATATAACTGTCTATCTTGATGAGCACTCCGGGTTGATGGAAAGAAGCAATATACTAGCGGAATCGCAGTTGACTTATTTGAAGAGTATTGCCGACAATACAAAAAGGACAGCAGACAGTAACGACAAAATAAGAGAGGCAGTGGAGGAAACTCGGGACATGATTCATGGGGCTAGAACAGATAAAAGTAGGGGATTGTATGTCAGGTAGTATGAGGGCGTATTTACGCCCTACAATATCATTCGCTGGTTCTATCATCTAATCCATTCGTTGCTTCATATTCTGCTTTCATCTCTGAAATTATATTCTGACTTTCTTCCTCAGTCTCAATTTCATTTGATATGGAACTATGATTTATACGATCTATTAATGACTGAGTGGCAACAATTACATCATGATGAAAATCCGCATCTATGACTGTAGCTACTGCCATTATATTTCCGAATATCACAGCCAATGAGTCTTTGTTCTCTTCTTCTAAAGAATCCAACATACTGTATATAATATGGTCCATCCGATACATTACCCGAAATTCACCACCTATAGTGCGTACCTCCATATAATCCGTGCCATCCATCTCAATTTTTTCTACAATCCAGTTGCGGACTTGTAATTTTTCTCCGTTTTTCATGTCTATAATTTTTTTATGTGATTAATAACTCTATATTTGATTTCCTTTTCTTGTATGTTTGTACATAAAGTGATGCTTAAATATTTGTTTTTTATAAATCCGTTGTCATTAAGCAGTTTTTCAATAAATGTTCTTCTTAAAAAACTATCGCCATGAGGCATAACTATAATACTTCCATTATTCGAGTTAATTTCTAAAAAAATATTCAATTGTTCTTTTTCCGGAAGATTTATTATGTCCATAACACCATATTTTACAGCTAATGAACCTATATTGTAACCATATTTTATACTACAAGGAGGGGAATATCGGCTAAGTAATCCTATATTATGTATTGTTATCATATTTTTATTGTTTTATAAGTCTTCTGCATCATATTCCACGTTTCCGTTGTATTCATTAAAGTCCATCTCCATATCGGCAACAACAGGAACAGGGGACTTTAATTCCGTATCGCTACATCCATATACTCTGTACAACATACCTTTTGAGTCTCTTCTTCTGTTTAACTTGCCAAATCCCAACTTAGTAAGTTGCCTTCCGAAATCTTGAGTACTCACGCTTTCAAATCCGTTAGCATCTGCATAACGTACCATGTCATCGTACATGTCAGATGCCCTTATCCATGTGGAAAGTTCTCCCTTGGCATTTGCCGAAGGTCTTACACCGCGTGCGAAAGCCCATGAGAAAGTTATATTGCTTTCTCCCATAACAAGCAGTTTCTGCTTTTCACTGTTCTCGCTCTTGGGAAAAACAAAATGTCTCTGTTTTAAATATTTACCCCCTCTTATAATCCAATTTAATATTCCCGGGTATTCCTGCCTTAGGTCATCTGCAAGATGCTTGTTCTGCATCTCTTCCGGTATTACATTCTCAAATATCACATACAGAAATCTTCTGAAATACCCATACGAAGAATCTGAAGCTTTTGGAAGGTTATTCATATTAAATATCATCCATGGGACATTACGGACTTCGTAAACATTACCACCGATATTTCTTCCGTATACCATCTCTCCGGAACATAATGTCTTAAAAGCATCCTCATATCCTGATATGTCCTTGGCCTGTATTTCAGGGCACATATTTACGAGTTTCCCATCTATGCGAGCCACATTCCTAAGCCTTTCATCTCCTCCCCGGATAAGTGACAGAAGCCCCATAGAAGATACATTCTCTCTACCAAATATGCCGGTTATAGTCTCATATATGACAGACTTACCATTGCTCCCGGTCCCAAACAGCATAAGACAATTCTCAACCTTGTCAATCATCTTTCCCCTGTCATAAGTACAAAGACCTAAATACATTTGCAATATTAAACGACTGTCTTTTTCAGGGAGGACAGTACGAAGAAAGCTCTGCCACATGGGACATTTTGCCGAAGGATCGTATTTGTACGGGTGTTTATAAAGAACATGAAATTCAGGACTGAAAGGACGAAGTTTTCCATCCGTAAAATCAACAACACCATTTTGGTAAGCTTTGATATGAAACATCGGGCAAAAAGGATTGTTTATCCTTATCGACAAAAGAGCCTCAGACTGGAATTTCTTGCTGGAAAAATGTAATACTTTAGGAGAAACATGAACCTTAATAAGCCATTCCTCCACTGCCTTACATATTATCTCAGGGTTCACAGCTTCATATATCTCGCCTGTAAAAAGATAATAGCAGCCGTGAACGTAACGAAAATCACTTGAAGGCATTACATTAAAAACTAAACTCTTTACACGCATAGAAGCCTCTGCGTAGTCTGAACCGGCAGAACAACCGGCAAATAGGCTATCGTCAGATAACGTGTATAGTTTAGTGACGATTAAATGAAGAATACGGTCATAGTAACTGTTCATATAAACGCGCTGATAAATAATTAGTTATAAAAAAATAAGTGAATAATACGTAGGATAGGGAATAAATATATAAATTCACTATAACTACTTATATACTACACAAAAATATAGAATATATACATAATATGCAAAATAAAGCATAACTTATTATCAATAAATAGAATATATAATGTAATATAAACAAATAATTATACAGAGAATGAAGAATGAAACTACATAACTAACCTAATTAATTTATTGTAGATTTATATTTTCCAATGGAAACAATTAAAGACAAAATGGAAAGAAAAATAAAAAAAATAAATAAAAAAATCGAGCTGATATGATTGCGATTATTGTTTACAATCGTATCGGGGGGGGTGGGTGTGATGCTTGCCGAATATTATATACATAATATTCTAATATATTGTATTATAGTTACTTAATATAGCTTTGTGCGGTATAATATATGTTTATTAACATATGGAATATTATTATTTATTGAGAAAATATTTGCTATTTTGTTTTGTAATTATGTAAATATGTTGTATATTTGTGTTAGGAAAAACGAAGGGAAAGAAACGGCGATAATTCACTATATTATACTCTTTCTTTTTTATGTTAATTCCCAAAGCGTGTTGTTAAATGTTGGAATAAAAAGAGAGCCTTAACACGGCAATGTTAAGGCTCTCGTAAGTTGGAATACTTAAAGTAAGTACTCTCCATGTTCGGAGACAAAAATACTTCTTTAACTTCTTACTTGCAAATATTCTCCCATTTAATTTTCTTGGTTTACTGATATTAGTAGGCTATTAATCACGCTATAAGGTTGATATTATTAATTAAAATTATAGCAATATGAAGTCAACACACATTCTAACGGAGAAGTACGACACACGCCGCAAGCTTGTCAACAGGGCATTAAAGGCAATGAACGATATCACGGAGTGCGATAACGGAACTATCAGAAACCCGTATGAACTTGCAAGCTCCGTATTAAAGGACGGGCGTACGCTAATAGAGACCATTTACGAAGACGGTGAAGTAATGTATAATGATGGTTGGTATATTGTTGAAGTAGATGAATATTGTATGTACATTGATGTCACGGCATTCGCTATCAATGAAATGGAAATTACTGATTATGAGATGGTCTCAGACTTTGAAGAAGAATAATAAATAAAGGAGGATAAGATATGAAAGCAATGAGTTTTTATACTGCAAATGGTTGGGCTGGTTCAAACTATGACAGCAAATTAAGTACAAAGGAAATCGCTGCAAAGGTTAGATCCTATGCAAAGAAGAATTTTCCGGAATTTAAATTCTCTGTCCGCTCTGAATGGAGCATGTACACTGATTCAATGTATATCGAATTAAAATCCGGTCCTTGTGTTCCTTTCGTTGAAGGATCAAGAAGCGCGGAACGTGGTTATATGTCCACAATGTCTAGCGTGAAGGCATGGAAAGACGAGTTAACACCGGAAGTATTTGCAGGGTTAAATTCTGTATCAAATTACGCTAGTTCTTTCCGTTATGATGACTCGGACGGTATGCAAGACTATTTTGACACTAATTTCTATCTGAGTATAAAAGTAAGTGATGAATATAAGGTTATAGAACCGAAGGCAAAGAAAAGCAGCGTTAAGCCTGAAAAGGTTGAGGAAGCTAAAGAAGTGGAAGCCGTGACGGTTGAAGACCTGGAAATCGTGGACTATTCCGGAAAGGCTATCGCGGTGTTTGGCGATACAAAAGCGATCAAAGAGCAATTAAAGGAACTGGGCGGACGCTTTAACCCGTCTTTAAATTATAACGGTGAAAAGCGTGCCGGATGGATATTCAGCAAGAAGCAAGCGGACAAGGTGAAAGAATTGATAGCGCCTACAGAGTTGCCGGCGCTTCCTGAAATAGAAACATCTAAGGATAATATTATAGAATGGAAAGAAATTCCTGGATGTGGTTACGAAGGTATAGAACTAGAATATATAGGAGAGGGTAAGGAATACGGATGTATAGGGCGTTGCGACAATGGTACATACTGGGGGGCATTCGGAGGCGTGCAGGGTTCTACTAGTGGATTAGCTCCAGTTCGGAAAGTGTTTGATAATGAAACGGATTTATTAAACTGGATGAAATCTAATGGATTTGTTTATGAAAAGAAATGCACTTTACGCGATTCTGTGATATTAGAAGAACCTCAAGGGAATGACACCCCATTAATTATTGATGATTATGCAAAATATGATTCGTTTGATTATCCGACAATACCCGAAGAACTGGACGGGTTTAGACTGGGGGAGGTCGTTTATGATCAGTGTGGAGAAATAGGCGTTATATTGGCTTTTAATGAAAAAAACGGTACTGCCCGTGTAAATTCAAACGGTTGTTGCAATGTCGGTAATTTAAAGAAATGTCCTAAAGAAATAGCGGAAAGAGAAGTTAAGTACATGGATATAATACGACCGGGAAAAGCTTTAACGGATTGTACAGCTGAAGCGCACCCGTTCGATAATATAAGCTTTACCAAAACGGACAACTTTAACGGTGTGCGCTATTACGACATTGAAGGCGCGGGAATCATAACCAGCGCGAAAGTACGTGCAGACATACAGCCGGGCGATATATTCAACGTATATACAAATAAGGGACGGAAATTCGGTGTAACCTATGACGGTGTAAGCGTGGAAAGCAGTTTAAAAAACGATTTACCCAGCATAATTGAGTTTAACGACAAAATAGAATTGGGCACGCTTAGCATTTCATCATATTACACCCCAATGGCTGAGGGTATGGAATTTTACGAGAAAAAAGTAAAAGGGAAACGATACATAACGGAAAACAAGCCTAAACGCGGTTGGTACGTTATAGATACCTTGGATAATTGCCCGGTAGGATTCTTCCAAACAAAAGAAGAAGCCGAAAAAGAGGCGGAAACACTTAACGGGTTTACGGACGGTAACGGACGATTAAAGACGGTCATTTAATTAGCTGAATATGGTTTTGTTGGTTTTGTTATTCGGTGCCGTGATATTCATTTCCGGCACCGACAGGGATAAGCTACGCGAATTTATAAACAAGAGTGATGAATCAGATAAATTTTAAAGATATGAAAGAATATAAGTTAACAGTAGAGTTTCACAATGGGGCGCGTTATTGCTATTACGGAAAGACAAAGGAAGAAGCGTTAGCAGCGTTTAAAAAATCGTTTGGCAGCTTTAAAGGCTTCGTAAAAAAAGAGTGGACGATAGAACAAGATTAACCAATGTAGGAAGGCGGAGCGACACCGCCACCGGGAACTATTTATTAACTTAAAACAAAAGATTATGAGAACAAAAACCCCCGAACAATTACACAACCAATGGAAGCATATAAGCGGCTATGTAAGGCAGCGCGGCAAATTCATGGAGTACTTTCATGCATACGTGCGTTATAGTAACCGTATGGCAAAGTATTTGGGTTCATCGACTTATTGGCACATGAATACAGGCTACCAATATACAAAGCAAAACAACGTCCCCGTACCTGTTAGTATATATACAGAATAAATTAAGGATATATTGCCACAATTAGCATAGATACATTGTTGGGGCTTTTGCCAACATATCATCTTATGACACCCCGGCAGTAATACGGCTGTCGGGTAGGCGATAGGTAAGAATGAACGAATAAATTTAATTAAGGAGGAATAATATGGCGATAGGTTTACTTATATGGATTATCATAATTCTATTAATCGGATGCAGTGGCAATTATTGGATAATTCCTGTGATATTAATTTTTTCTGTAATGGGAGGGGTTGTCGCTAGTTTTAACGATAATCATTAAAGTATATAGAATTAAAATAACAATAATATTAAAATCTCAATAATTATGACTTTGGAAAATATTAACATACAGGTTTTTAAAGGGAAATTAAGTCTTGCGGGACTGACTAATATGAAAAATGCAGAAGTATTACCAAATTTGTACAACGTATCATTAAATGAAACAGGGAATGCTATAAAAATTATTAGAGACTGGAAACGAACTTTTGTCGGAAAATTCGTTTATAAGAATCCCAAATACTACGGCATGATTGAACGGCTTGAACGGTTATTCGGCCACGTTCCTGAATGGAGTGATTTTACTAAGGAAAATATTGATTTAATTGTAGATATGTTTTCTCAAGTTGCGCAAAGCAGTGCTAAAACTTATCTTTCTATGTTAAAGAGTGTATTGAATGACGCAAAAGACGAGATAAATCTACCTTATCCACGTTTTGCAGAGAGAATGACTTTAAAATCTATTCCTTCGGTTGGGGTGTATCTTAACTTAAGTGATTTAAAGAAGTTGGAAGAATATTGCCCCATAAATGATAAGGAAAAAATTATCTTGGCTCAGTTCTTATGCGGATGTTATACAGGTGCAAGACATTCGGATGTAATCAATATGACGGTTAATAATATAGATGGAAAGTATCTCACTTATGTAAGTCAGAAAACCAAAGTGCAAACGACAGTTGAAGCTAAACCTATTTTACGAAAGCTACTTCTTGTTGCAGGGAAACACATTTATGCGGACAGCGTTTTTAACGAGACTATCCGTACCATTTGTTATAAGGTCGGGATAAATGAACAAATGAGAATTTTTAGAAAAGGTAAATATGAAGTAGGGGAGAAGTGGAAGTTTGTAGCCTCCCATACGGCTAGAAGGAGCTTTGCTACTAATTTGGCGGAATTGGATGTTCCTCTGGTTCAGATAGCTAAACGCATGGGGCATAATGATGTGAAAATGACAATGCGTTATATCGTTGGTACTATTTCAAGGCTTGAAGATAAGGCGAATGAATTTTTTATGTAATAAAAAAACTTGTTCAGTTTATGAAAAAGTATGCTTTAAAACATGCCTACTTTATTAATGTAATATTTTGCATTGTCAAGATAAACATTTATATTTGCAGTATCAAAATAACACAATAG